TCCGGCAAGAGCTACGGTTGCGCGGCAAAGATCTTCAAGAAGGCGATTCAACAGAAGCCAAGCCCGATTGACAACATCCGATATTCGCGCTGGGCGGTGGTGCGAAACAGCTACCCGATGCTGAAAACCACCACCATCAAGACCTGGCTCGACCTGTTCCCCGAATCGACCTTCGGGCCGATGATGCACACGCCACCAATCACCCACCATATCCGACTGCCAGCCCGCGGTGAGGCTGCCGGCATCGATATGGAAGTCATTTTCTTGGCGCTAGACCAGCCAAAAGACGTTAGAAAGCTGCTGTCGCTTGAGCTCACTGGTGCGTGGGTCAACGAAGCGCGAGAGCTGCCCAAGGCGGTGATTGATGGCCTAACCCACCGGGTTGGCCGCTACCCAACTAAGCGCGATGGCGGTGCTACATGGCACGGTATCTGGATGGATACCAACCCAACTGATGACGATCACTGGTGGCACAAGATGGCCGTCAAGGAAAAGATGACCGGCCAGTACGCTTGGAAGTTTTGGCAGCAGCCTGGTGGCGTGATCGAGGTCGACCCTGAACACCTGCCCGATAATCCCGAGGCTAACGACCATATATTCGCTGCCGGCAAGTGGTGGAAGGTCAACCCCAAGGCCGAGAACGTCAACAACCTGCCCGGCGGCTACTACCAACAGATGCTGCTGGGTAAGAACTTGGATTGGATCAAGTGCTACGCAGGCGGTCTGTACACCTACGTCCAAGAAGGCCGACCCGTTTGGCCTGAATATGATGATTCCACCATGTCAGGCGAAACCGAACTGTCGCTTGATGTGCCGATTCAGGTCGGGCTCGACTTCGGATTGACTCCAGCTGCCACCATTGGCCAGCGTCTACCCAATGGCCGCTGGGTAATCCACCACGAGATCGTAACCTTCGACATGGGTTTGGAGCGATTTGGTATGCAACTACTAGCCGAGCTCAATGCGCGATACCCGCAGCACCAGGTAATGATTTGGGGCGACCCCGCCGGCATGGCGCGTGATGCCATCTATGAGGTGACAGCGTTTGATTTCCTGCGCACACTGGGGCTAAAGGCTCAACCCACTGCCAGCAACGACTTCAAGGTGCGCCGAGAAGCCTCTGCAGCGCCCATGCAGCGCTTAATCGACGGCAAGCCAGGGCTGATCGTCAACCGCAACTGCAAGCTGCTGCGCAAGGCTTTGGCCGGTGGCTACCACTTTAAGCGCGTGGCGGTCGGCGCAGGGCAAGAGCGGTTCCGAGATGCGCCCAACAAGAACGAACACTCGCACATTGGCGACTCATTCGGGTATCTGATGCTTGGTGGTGGCGAATATAACCGCATGACAAGAGTTCACAGCCTGGGCGGCAAGGCACCCGGCCTGACGGTGGCGAAGATGGACTTCGATATTTTTGCATGAGGTATATCTGCAATATAGCTTTATGGTTGCAACCTTTTGAAAACCCAATAGAATCAATGTAATTCTGTAAATAGGGGGTAATCATGGCTATACCTTGGTTAGCTTTGGCAATTGCTGGCTCGACCGTTTATCAAGGAATCGAAGCAAACAAAGCACGTCGAGCCGCTGAACGCCAGCAAGCTGAAGCATTAAGGCAGCAAGCCGCTGATGCCGCTGCAATGCGCATGGAAATGTCGCGGCAGACTGCTGAGTACGCCAAGCAGGGTGCGTCGCTTGAGCAACAGGCACTAACTGCTAGAGAACAATTCCAGAAGCAGCAGCTCCAGTACCAAGAGAATAAGCTAGAGATGGAGAAGAAGGCCAAAGAAGTGCAGGCTGCAGCTGACGAGGAGCGTCGCAAGGCTGCAGCATCTGAAGCCTCTGCGACGAAAGCTCGCACCCGTGGTGGCCGCAGAGCGCTGCTGTCGCAAGAGCGTCTAACGCCAGAGCTTGGCATCACATCGGCTGAGTTTTCACCAGGGATGAGGCTGCAATAATGGCAGAGACACTCTATCAAAAGCGCACGAAGGTGCGCAGGATGTCAGACATTGAACGTCTTGCGCAGCAGTATTCAAAAAATATTGAGTCGATGACCGGCCAATATCAGCAGAGCTTTGCTGATTACCAGAAGATGGTCGCCGAGAAGATGGCACCATATGAATCCGAAGTGAAACGGTATCAGACCGAACTGATGCCAGCATTTGAGTCTCAAAAATCTGAATACCAAAGCAAACTAGATGCTTATAACGTCACTCTGGCTGAGATTGCGAAAAATCCTTTAATAGCAAAAACAGGTACAAGAACAACGTACAAGCCGTGGTTAGAACCAACGACGGGCGTTATTACTTATTACCCAGCACAAGAGTCATACACCTATTACGAAAAAAAACCAATTCCAAAATTTACAGAAACAGCACCTAAAGCACCATCTGCACCAGTTAAGCCAGCCATTGCAGAGTTTGACACTTCACAATTTGCTGCCAAAAAAGCAGAAACAGAATCTGCTTTTAAGCGCGAAGTAGGCGAGCGCAAAGCCGCACGCTTGGGCGCTGTGAGCCGACGCGCAACCCGACCAATGCTACAGGAGACTTAATCATGCCAGGACATTACGACAAAGAAGACAAGATGAAGAGCAAGGTTTCCAAGGTCATGCGCGAGTACAAGGCAGGCAAGCTGAAATCTTCCAGCGGTGACAAGGTCAAGTCGCGTGATCAGGCTGTTGCGATTGCGTTGTCTGAAGCTGGCATGTCCAAGAAAGGCAAGTGATGAAAGAGGTATGGGATAAGCCAAGGCCAAAGGGTCTAGGCAAGCCACAGAAGCTATCCGATTCGGAGAAGCGCAGCGCGATGCGTCGAGCTCAGAAGGCAGGCCGACCCTATCCCAACCTGATCGACAACATGATCGCAGCGAAAGGCAGCAAATGAAGATCGAAATCTCTATCGAAAAAGAGTATGAGGGAGAAGAGGAAGGGATGGTCGAGCTGTCGAAGCTGCCACCGGCTCTGCGCAAAAAGGTTGCGAAGTACATGTCCACCAAGAAGCCAGAGAAGCCAATGCGCGGCCTGAAGGAAATGATGGACGAGGCAGAGCTCGAGGAAGAGGAAGACTAAATGCCACAGCTGCGCGACCCTGAAGGTGGGCTGACCGAGGCTGGCAGGCGAAAGTTTGAGCGCTCCGGTGAGAGCAAGAACCTGCAGCCTGGGGTCAAAGAATCTTCACCATCGGGTGAACGCGCACGGCGCAAAGGATCTTTCCTGACTCGGTTCTATACCAACCCGAGTGGGCCGCTGGTTGATGATGACGGTGATCCGACCAGGCTGGCGCTAGCAGCAAATGCTTGGGGCGAGCCGGTGCCGCGCACAGCAGGTGCAGCAGCAAGGCTGGCAGCAAAAGGTCGCAACCTGCTGGAAAAGTACAAGCTAAACAAGGACGATTGACATGGCATACAAAGAACCACTCGGCGGGATGCGGCTAAAACCCGAAGAGATCATCAAGCGGCAGGCTGCAGCTCAGACCAAAAAGGATGAGTTTCAGCAGCTGTACCAGGATGCCGGCAGTGGTGGCGACATTGAGGCCGTGGCAGCTATTCCCAAAAACGCATATGCCGGATCATGGGATGAGAAGCTGCAGAAGAAAGTAAAAGGTTACCCGCCAGAGTTTTTGTTCACGCTTTTTACTAATGTCGAGGCAAATAATCAGGCTGGCGAATTAACCAACAAAGGCAAGACTATTTTTGATGCAGTGTTATTAGCTCAGACATCGATTGCTTACTTAAAGGATCGCAAGTTTGATGCTGAAACGCTGCGAAAGTTTTTGCGGTCGGCAAGCAGCAAAGATGTTGACTTGCTTGCAATGTCTCAGCAGGAGCCGAGCGCTGAAGCAGTAAACAAATTTCTTGCGGCTGGCGAAAGGTTGATGTGGCCTGACAACTGGGACAAGTCCCCCAACGCCGCTGGACAGCTTGCAAAAAAGGTTAATGACCAGCGGCAGCAGTTTCTGGTGGATCAACAGGCCGGAGTCTTTGTCGTCGGAAGTGATCACCTAAAAGAAATTGAGAAACAAATCAAAGCAAAAAGACTTGATGGCATGACCCCAAGGCAAACCAAGCGCCCGCTTATGGCTAGTGTCAACGCTTATTAGAGGATCCAAATGGCATACAAAGAACCACTCGGCGGGATGCGGCTAAAACCCGAAGAGATCATCAAGCGGCAGGCTGCAGCTCAGACCAAAAAGGATGAGTTTCAGCAGCTGTACCAGGATGCCACTCGACCCAGCGCTTTGCTAACCGGCTGCAGTCTGTGGTGTTCCCACCACAGCGCAAGTGGTGCAGGTTAGAGCCTGGCCCGTCGATCCCGACAGATCGCCGCCAGCAGCTGCAGGCAGTGCTGGATGTCTACAGCGACCAGATGTTTGCTGTACTGAAGCAATCAAACTTTGACATTGCTATCGGTGAATTCCTGCTGGATCTAGCAGTCGGCACGGCTTGCATGATGGTGCAGCCGGGTGACGATGTTGCGCCTATCAACTTTGTGCCTGTGCCGCTGTTTCTGGTCAGCTACGAAGAAGGCGCGAACGGTCAAGTAGATAACGTCTACCGCCGGATGCGCATGAAGGCTGAGTCGATCCAGCGCCAGTGGCCAGACGCGAAAATACCGGACACGCTGCAGCGCTTGATTGAGCAGAAACCTACCGACGATGTCGAGCTGCTGGAGGCGACAATCTTTGATGCCAAGCGTGGCGATTACTGCTACCACGTTATCTGGAAGGAAGGCAAAGACGAGCTGGTCTATCGCCGTCGCAAGACTTCACCCTGGGTGATCTCGCGGTATATGAAGGTCGCAGGCGAAATCTATGGCCGCGGCCCGTTGATGACTGCGCTGCCAGACATCAAGACGCTGAACAAAACCAAGGAGCTGCTGCTAAAGAATGCCTCACTGGCGGTGGCTGGTGTGTACACAGCGGCAGACGATGGTGTGCTAAACCCGAACACGGTCAAGCTGGTGCCTGGTGCGATTATTCCTGTGGCGCGTAATGGCGGCCCACAAGGCCCAGCACTGCAGGCGCTGCCTCGCTCGGGTGACTTCAATGTGTCGCAGCTGGTGATCAACGACCTGGTGGCCATGTCGAGCGCATGAAGGAGCTCGCGCAGAATCTAGGCTCGGCATTTGGTCGCTTGATCAACGAGACAATGATCCCGCTGGTGGCCAAAATCCTCGAGGTGATGGACGAGCGCGGCCTGATCGACATGCCTCTGCGCATCAACGGCCTTGAGGCCAAGGTGGTGCCGGTGGCCCCGCTGGCGATGGCGCAAAACATGGAAGAGGTCAACGCCATCATCCAGTACACTCAGCTGATGCAAGGCTTCGGCACCGATGGCGCACTGGCAATTAAGACCGATGCCGTGGTCGATTACATTGGCGACAAGCTGGGCGTGCCAGCTGCTGTGCGAAATACGGCAGCAGAGCGTGCGGTACTGATGGAAACCATGCAACAGCAACAGCAAGAGGCTGCAATGGCGCAGGCGATGGCCATGCAGGCACAAGCTGGGGCGATGCCTGCCGCTGAAGGTATGGCCTAATGTCGTGGGATGAGCTCGACGCAATAACGGCTGACATACGGCCAGCAGAACAGCAGCGGGAAGACTTAGCCAGGCTTTGCCTGCGGGTGTTTGCCACCGAGGACGGCCAGAAGCTGCTGGCTTGGCTGCGTCAAATGTATGTGGATGTGCCTGTTGCCGTGCCAGGCACCGACCCATCGCACGCATTCTTTGCTGAAGGGCAGAGGACTGTCGTGCGAGAACTCATAGCACGGATCCATCAAGCGAGGAATTTATGACAGACACAACATCTGTCGAGCCCGGTCAATCCGGCCTACTCGACAGCGTTACAGTCGATGACCCCAACACCCCGGCGCAAGCCACCCAGGCAGTCGATATTGATCACCGGCCACCTGACCCCACCAAAGCACCAGCAGAAGATCCGCTGGAGCGGCCAGACTACTGGCCTGAGAACTTCTGGAACAAAGACAGCAACGAGCCCGACCTGGAAGGCATTGCCAAGTCATGGCGCGACCTGAGAGCCAAGATCAGCAAAGGCGCTCACAACGCACCAGCTGATGGCAAATACGACCTTACCTCTTTCGGCGGCGAGGATTCCGCTGATAACCCGATAGCAACGACACTTGCTGGCTGGGCGAAAGAGAACGGACTATCCCAAGCGCAGTTTGACGATCTAGCAACATCGTTGCGCAGCCAGGCGCAGGAGATGATGGCTGGCGAGATGGTTGACCCTGCCGAGGAAATGAAGAAGCTCGGCCCTAATGGCGGTGCCGTGGTCAACGGCATGGTCGATTGGGCTCGCGGCCTGGTCAACAAGGGCGTTTGGGGCAAGGACGATTTCGAGGAATTCAAAATCATGGGCGGCACGGCTCGCGGTTTGAATGCCTTGATGAAAATCCGCGAAGCCTATGAAGGACGCATCCCGATTGAGTCAGCGCCGCTTGAGGGTACGCCCAGCAAAGATGAACTTTATGCAATGGTGGCCGATCCCAAATACAATAGCGACCCAGCCTACCGGCAGAAGGTCGAGCGCATGTTCCGCACCTATGTAAAAGAGTAACCTTGCAGCCGCGACTTTGCCCCAGCCTGTGTGCTGGGGTTTTTTTATTGCTTTTTTCCAAAAAGCAAATACAATTGTGGTAAGGCCCACCGGTTTACCGACCCTGACTCATGGCGAGATGCCATCGACCGGCTGACGTAATCAGCAAGCAAGGCCCGCATCAGCGGCTCACCGACGCGCAAAACCCTGATTAATTAACCGAACGAGGTCAACATGGCTATCTCTCTGAGCAATGCCTTTGTTACGCTGTTCGATGCTGAAGTTAAGCAAGCCTACCAGGGCAAAGCAATGCTGGTTGGTGCTGTGCGTCAGCGTCGTGGTGTCGAAGGCTCTACTGTACGTTTCCCTAAAGTCGGTCGCGGCGTGGCTACTGCCCGTGTAACGCAGACTGATGTCACCCCAATGAACGTAGGTTTCTCGAATGTCACCTGCACGCTGTCCGATTGGAACGCTGCAGAATATTCGGACATCTTCTCGCAGCAGAAGGTCAACTTCGACGAGCGCTCTGAGCTCGCCCAAGTGGTTGGCGCTGCAATTGGCCGTCGCCAGGATCAGCTGATCCTTGACGCGCTGAACGCCGCTTCCGGCACCGGCACCGTGGCAAACTCAATTGGTGGCACAAACACCAACATGAACATTTCCAAGCTGCGCGAAGCTGCGAAGATCCTGAACGCCAAGAACGTGCCATCTGATGGCCGTCACATCATCATCCACGCCAACTCGCTGGCAGCGATGCTAGAGCAGACTTCGGTCACCAGCTCGGACTTCAACACCGTGAAGGCGCTGGTTCAGGGCGAAATCAACCAGTACATGGGCTTCACGTTCCATGTCTTGGGTGACCGCTCGGAAGGTGGTCTGCCAATCGATGGTTCGTCGGATCGCACTCTGTTTGCTTTCCACAAAGACGCTATCGGCTACGCAGAAGGCATCGCTCCTCGCACCGAAATCAACTATGTACCAGAGAAGACCAGCTGGCTGGTCAACGCATTATTCTCGGCTGGTTCGATTGCTATCGATGCAGAGGGTATCGTCAAAATCACTGCCCGCGATACTGCGGCTGCAGCTTAATAGGAGGGCTGAATCATGGCTTATGATGCAGCTGGCTTTACAGCCTACAGTGCCTCCAAGCGAGGCAACGCCCCGTCGATGTACGGCTACAAAACAGCCGATGCTATCGCGGATGTCAACACAGCGGGTTACTTCAACGCGCTGGCCAACACGCTCGAAGTGGGCGACGTTATCCACTGCGTGACTTCGACCGGCTCGACCGCCGTTGTCACTCTGGTGTATGTCGTATCCAACGCAAGCGGCGTTGTTGACGTAACCGACGGCACCACGCTGTCGGCTACCGACGGCGATTAAGTCGTCATCATGTAGTATCAAGGGCTGGTTTCTGCGAGAGGCCAGCCCTTTCTTACATTAAGAGGTTGCAATGGCAGCAGGCGATACAGGTGTTTCGATTTGCTCTGACGCGCTGATTCTGCTGGGCGCGAAGGCAATCTCATCTTTTAACGACGGCACCGACGAGAGCTCGGTCTGCGACCGTCTATATCCAGACATCCGAGATTCGACCCTGATGATGCACCCCTGGTCGTTCTCCATGAAGAAGATTCAGCTGGCGCGGCTGATTACTACGCCTACCAGCTATTGGAAATATGAATACCTTTTGCCTGGTGACCGGCTTGGCAACCCGCACTCGGTGCGCGATACCGCTGCAGTTGGCGGCTTCATTAGTGTCGATTGGGAAATCCACGGCGACAAGCTGCTGACGAATTTGGAGTCAGTCTATATCGACTACCAGTACCAGACACCAGAATATGCAATGCCGCAATACTTTGTGCAGCTGCTGAAGTACATGATTGCCTGGCACATCGCCGAGCCGATTACAGAACAGGGCGACAAGACACTGCGCTGGCGGCAGATCGCTGTCGGCGATCCTGCTGAAAATGGGCGCGGTGGATTCTTCCGACAGGCTGCTGTGATTGACGGCAAGAATCAGCCGGTGCGCGTTATTGAAGATTACACCTTGGTTTCGGTGAGGAACTGATGGCCCGCTTCGTTGACTTCACAACGAACTTCTCGACGGGCGAGCTCGACCCGTTACTGCGTGCGCGGGTTGACCTACAGCAGTATGGCAATGCGCTGGCCAAGGCGACAAATGTCTTGATCCAGCCGCAAGGTGGCCTGCGTCGCCGCCCAGGCTTAAAGCACATTCTCGAGCTGCCCAATACCAGCACAGCCTCTGCAGGCAATGGCGTGCGCTTGGTGCCGTTCTCATTTTCTGTTGATGATTCCTACATGTTGTGCTTTACGCATAACCGCATGTATATCATCAAGAATGGTGTGGTACAGGCAAACATCAACGGCAGCGGAAACAACTACCTGACCACCACCATCGGCAGCAGCATCGTTGACGATATGTGCTGGACGCAGTCGGCTGACACGCTGATTGTGGTGCATCCCGACCTGCAGCCGGTGCGCATAACACGCACCAGCGACACAGCCTGGACGGCGACCACGATTACCTTTGACAGCATTCCTAAGTACGCATTCAACATTAACTTTGATACGAACATCGG